CACCAAAGTAACGACCAAACACAGCATTCAGTGCCTTTTCAGAATAGTTGAGGTTTTCTTCTAGGCTACGGAAGCCGTTCGATTCGTGAGCACACTGGCTAAGGAAGTGAGCAACACGGCGTTTTGTGGTGATACCGTACTTCGGTAGCATTTCACAGAGTGGAGTATACCAGTCGTTTGCATTTGCCGAGATGATCTCGCCCAGATGCTCGATGGTAAAGTCAAAATCAAAACTCATATTAGGATCCTTTGTTTTGAGAACGAATAAAAGGGCGGTTTCCCGCCCCTTTATTTATTTGTTTTTACGACCAGAGATTACGTCGTTTTCTTCGTTGGTATAAGGCCACATTAAAGTCCGAACTCCTTTTTCGTAAGTTCCAAGCTTTGTTGATTGAGCATGTGATGCAAGCTCGCTACGGTGTGACCAGGATATTCATTGATCAATCTACGAGCAACATATTCGTTTGCTTGATATTGACGTGCCAAGACGTATCCCATCATAATACCTTGAAGAGTTTTCTTTACGCTACCCCAGATTACCTTAAGAAGATTCTGTGAGTAGTTCAGCGCTAGTGCTGTCATTTTCGATTACCTCGCTTTTATCTGAAATTAGAATTTTACGAGGCTGCTTCTCTTCGGGAAGGACGACTTCCAATTTAACAGTCAAGATCCCATCCACCAGATCAGCTCCGGTTACTTCCGTATATTCGGACAGTCTGAATGACTTGCTCCAGTTTCTCGCGCTAATACCCTTATGAACATAAGAATTTGGATCACGACGAGCAGGTCGATCACCTTTAATATAGAGGACATGGTCCTTTACTTCAATGTCAATATGTTCTTTGCTAAATCCCGCAACAGCTAACTCGATCTCATACGTATATGTATCTTCCTTGACAACGTTGTGTGGTGGGTATGTATCTTTTGCTTGCTTGTGGATATTCTCAAGCTCGTTAAAGATGTGGTCGAAACCTAGAAAAGCGTTTCGCGGAAATGCGAATTGTGTAGTCATATGTGTTTCCTCCTATTGACTAGCAAGGTTAGTAATGGACACCCGTTAGGCATGTCCACTACTATATATAATACTTTTTTCGAGAATGTAAATAGCCGAAGTTATACTTTAAGCACTTTTTTGTATAACATTGTTGCCGATGTTATACTTTGGGCAAAGTTCCCACTTACTCTTCTCTTTGTAAGGAATGATTTTAATCTGACGAAGTGGAGCAAGCGGTTTTGCCTTTTCCATATCATCAATCGAAATTAGACCCCAGTCACTCATGAGTTGAGCAATAGTGTTTCTTCGAGCGATGTCATTTTCTTCCAGGTTAGACTTCTTTCCATCGAGAAGGAAAAGCTCCTTAAAATGCACGATGAAATATCTGCCTTGTTTGTGTAGAATATGACAGGATTGAAATAGTTTTTGTTCTTTTCGAGATGCGACACCGATGCGAGTCAGCGTCTCACGAACCTTCAGAAAATCATCAGGCTCATTGAGTGTAACCTCAAGCATTGAGGCCGGTGTCCATTCGATTATTTTATTTTCTTCCACCTTTATTAACCTTCTTTTTCAAGACTTCCATTTGATCTGGAGTGATGAGGTTAAGAACTTGGCGGGCTTTTTGATTACTGTAGCCATAGTATTCTTTAATTACATCCACATCACTAGAAGTTTCAGCTTTTGCCCATTTAGAGAAACGCTTCTTCTTCCGTATAATATTTATAAAAAAATCAAATTGAAGACGATTGTCTAGGTGTGCGTTGAGATTCATCTCATTGGCCATAAGTACTGTATCATTGAAATATGATAGACCACGGTTGACCATAAACGAGTTGTATTGTTTTTCAGTGATATCATCAACCATGATATCCTGTTTCGAATAGTTGACTGCATTGAGATAATCAAAGGGACTAAGCGAATTCGACATTGGCCATGATCTCCGTAAGGCAAGCAACTACGTTAAGTTCGTGGTCAGCGACAAACGCTTGTTTATATTGATAGTCAGCAAGAATAAGAACGAGCTGAGGGATGGACGTAGGTTTAATATATTGGTTAGCACCATCATACAAACCACGAAAGATTGCAGACGCATCCATATCCATGTTGTTAGCAACCCATGAACGCATCTTCTTAAAGTCCTTGTCTTTAATCAGGCGAACAAGATCTGCGATGTTATTACCACCGGCAGCTTCACCAGAAGAAAGTAATAACTTACCACCAATTGAGTTGCGCTGAAGTTCATTCAGGACTCGACGCCAATCTGGAGCGTGTTTGACGATGATAGGTGGTAGCAACTTTTCGTCAAAGGATACTTCCTCTTTCGTCAGGATTTCCTTGACTCGAAGAAACATTTGCTGACATAACTCAGCCATGTCTTTCTTCGTAGTATTGAATTCGTACACACCACACCGTGAGTGAAGAGGTTCGATTATTCGGTTCTTGAAGTTGCAGGTAAGAATAAAGCGGCAATTGTTCGAGAACTCTTCGATGAATCCGCGTAGTGCCGGCTGTGTTGACTGCGGGTTGAGGTAGTCTGCCTCGTCGAGGATGACAACTTTATATCCTCCTTGGAGCGAAACAGTGCTGGCAAATTGTTTGATTTTTCCACGTAGCGTGTCAATGTTCCCCTCCTCGGATCCGTTGATTAAGATGTAGTCAAGACCAAGTTGATTACACATCGCTTTCGCAATGGTAGTCTTACCTAGGCCGGCAGTACCAGAGAACAACATGTTTGGAAGTTCGCCGGTGTTAACAATGTTTTGAAAAGTTTCTTTTAGGTTTGCTGGTAGGATTGTATCAGCAATTGTTTGGGGACGATATTTCTCGACCCACAGAAAATCATTAGACATTCACGTGCTCCATAATAAAGAAAGATGCGGCCTGACCGTTGGACCGCGCGGGTGTATTACGGCACCACCCGATAAGTGTATTTATTCGTCTTCCACTTGCATTGCTGCTTCTTGTTCGATATTTTCGACAAGTTGGATAACTTGAATACACTGATCACGAAGGCCACCGATGGTAGATAGCTCTTCACCCTTAAAAGCTCCGCGCTGTGTCATGGCATCGATAACGGCCACCATCGAACGCGAGGATTTGTTTGCCAACTGATTTAGTTGGGTTTGAGACTCAGACATGTCATACTCCAAATGTAGATGATTTTTCAAGCGCAATCCAGTACTTGATTGCTTTTTCTTTGTGTGCAAACTCTGTAATGAGTTTTGAAGAGATCTTAACTTCATAATCTCCAGATAGGATCTTTAGATTACTGATGCTAAGAATGAAGTTGAACTTGGCACCCTCAGGATATGTTCCATCGACGTCAATGGAAAATGCGTTGGATGTCATGTTCTGGCTGTCCACCACCGAAAGACTGAGTACGCCATCGGTACCAGTAATGGATACTTCACTATGACCAAGTGTGGATGCAGCACGCTTGATACGATTCAACGTATCATTGTCTAATGTGAATGTTACATCAGCATCAGGCATAGAGATATCTTTTTGTGGTGTGGTCAAGGTTTCTTCGGATGAGAAGAAGTACTTGACCTTTGAACGACCAGATGAGTCGGAGATACGTACGTATTCGTCTTCAAACTGGAGGTTAGGTGTATCGACGAGACCAAGCACGCCGATGAACTCACTCAGGTCATAGATACCAAAGTCACTTGGAAACGTTTCATCGACAGTAGCAGTCGCTACCAGATTACGCGCTTCAGAGATCGTTTTGATCGTATTGCCTGAACGAATCATAATGTTCTGGTTGATACCAGAAAAATTCTTTAGGATGTTAAGGGTGTTATCGCTAAGTTCCATCATATACTCCAATGATTCATATGTGATCCATTATACCACTTGATGATCTGTTTGTAAACCATTAAGCGGCCATCGTAGAGAAATTTTTCTCTTTCTTAAACTCAATTTTCGATTCAAACTTACCGTCTAGAATTTCTCCCTTATGTGAAATTACGAATACGTTTGTGTTGTCATCAAGCGTATACAGAATCTTCAGTAGGTTCTCAACACCGGCTTCATCGAGAGATGAGTCGAATGTTTCGTCGAGAACAAGAAGATTGGTGGATACTGAGTTCTTCATCTTCGCAATCTGGCGCCACGTAAAGAGTAGTGCCAAATCGATACGTTGTTTCTCTCCT